TATTGACGCATTAGCAGATTGTCCTGCAATTGTAGTTTCACCAGTTGATGGTGTAATTCCAACAAATTGACCTGCAGCATTTGTTTTAACACTTGGTAAGTTTTGTTGTGCTTGTATGTCTGCTCCACCTAATCTTTGTATGCCTTGATTTAAATATCTACTAAAAGCTTCAGGTTGTTGCATTGCTAATTGATAATAAGGTAATGTTAATTTTTTAACTTCTGATGGAGTTAATCCTGCATTTTCTGCATCAATTTCATGTTGACCCATTAATTTAATAATTTTATTTGAAGCGTCTTGTCTTTGTTCAGGTGTTGCATCTAATGGTAATTTTGATGCAGCAATAACATCAGGTTCATTCATTAGTGGACTAAATGTATTTAATGCAATACCAAGTTTTTCTTTATTTAAAGCTAATTGTGTTTTGGCGGCTTGAGTTTGTGCTGTTTGAACATCTGCTTGAGTTTTTTGAACTTCAAGTGGATTAATTTGTTGCGCTTGTCTATAAGCTTGCGCACCACGAGCCATATTAAGTAAATCAGGCAACGTATATTGTTGTGGGCCTTTTACATTTAAAGATATTGAAGGATCGATATTAAATGCCATAATTGTTCCTTTAAACTGTTAATCCTGTATCAAAAAACGAATTATTAAAAGATGAGCCACCATTTAAATAATTACTAATTGATCCGCCAATTCCACCAATATTAGGCAAAGAATTATAAGAATTTGATCCTAATAAACTTCCTAATTGGAATTGATTTGCAATATTATTAATGCCACCTGAATAAGCATTGGCTTGACCTACTAAACCTGCTGCTTGGGCTGCCGCAGCACCTGTAGTTAAGTTAGCTGCATTAGTTCCATAGTTAGTAGCTAAATTATTAGATTGACTTTGTGCAGATTGACCAATACCAGCTATTGAAGCTAATGTGTTATAAATATTGCCACGTTGTGATTGATAATTATTAAATGCGTTTTGATAAGCATTACCTGCAAAATTTTGTGAATAATCTTGCATAGCTTTTAAAGAATTACCGCCTACAAGACCGCCTGTTGAATTTAATTGATTAGCTAAAGCACCTTGACCTTGTTGCAATTGAAATGCGTAATTAGGCGCTAAATTAGCATTTAAATCTGCATTGCTAAATTGATTGGTAAGATACCCTGTGCCTGTTTGTGTTCCTATGGGATTACCATTAGCATCATAAGTTGTAGATTGACCAGGCAATAATGCGCCAATTTGATTTAAAGCATTGTAACCTGCGGCTCTTTGTGGGGCTAATTGAGCATTTTGAGTATTAAATATAGCTAATTGTTGAGCATTTGCTGCATTGGCTGCATTAGCTTGTGTTTGTGCTGCATCTGAAGCAGCGTTTGCACCAATTAGCGATCCTCCTAAACTTAATGCACCACCTATAACTGAACCAATACCCATATAATTTCCTTTTTACAACAGTTTAGTAAATACTTTATCTATAAATTTATAACCCATATATTCAAACAATGCTGTGTTATCTAAATGAACTTTTGTATTATAAATAACTCTATTAACACCTTGCTCTTTAAGTAACGCATCAGCAAACTTAAACATTTTTAAACCAACTCTACCTTTACGATATTCTTTTTTTAAAAAGTAAATATCTTCAACAGCAGTCAAACAAGTTTGATAGTGTAAATGTGGAGTTATAAAGTAAATAATATAACCAATTAATACACCATCATCTTTTACAGTTACAATTTTTAAAGCGCTTTGTTTCCATAAATTTTCATATTTATCCCATGCTGGGTCTAATGGAAACTCTTTTGTAACACTTAATTCTTCATAATGTTCGCCAATTACTTGTTTTAATTGGGGTAAATTATCAAGCCAATTATCGTCTTTATATTCAATCATTCAATTGCTCCATTCAATTGTTAAATTTTAATTATTATAATATGGAACTTTATAGGGTTTTCCGTTAACCGTTATATTAATAAATCCTGCTGGTTTAGCAGGTAAAGTTGCTGTTCCTGTAGTTGCTGTAGATGAACTACTAAAATTAAGCAAGTTTAAAAAGAATTGTTGCCAAGCACGAGTTGGTCTTTTTGTAGTTTGATCTAAAAATTCAGACTGTGGATATGGATTGGTCTGATTAATTCCATAAATACCATTTCCTGTAGCCATTAGTTTTCACCTTCTGAAGCTTTAAGATTAGCCGATATTATAACCGCATTTATAGGGTCTGTAACTACAACTTCAAAAACACGATCCCTAGCCCAACCTAATCTACGCCAGATAGCACGATTTTTATATTTGCCAATTTGTCCAATAGTAGTCCAATGTTCATTTGACCATGTAGAACCGCCATCATTTGACCAACGTAACATAGCTTGTGGATCAGCGCCTACAACTTCATTGTTTAATGGCGTGGTAATGCCTGTTAAACCTACGCCTGGTTGAAATTGTATTTGTAGTTCTTCTAAATACTCACGTTGTAAATCTGTAACAATATGAGGCGCACGTCTAATACGTCTAATTTCATCACCATTATCTGTATAATTTAAAGAGTCTAATTCATAAATTTGGCCATTTTGATAATCGCCCACCATAACTAAACCTTGAAATACAGCAGAACAATTACCACGATGTCTATGAAATACGTTTTGATTGTCTACATATAGCCATTTGTGCCACATTTGAGTAGAAATATCGTAAACCCATGTTAAATCTAATGTAGGAAATGTAACGACATAACATTCATGGCCTTCTAATTGATAAGTCCATGAAATAGCGTCATCTATATATTGGTTTAATAGAGTCTGTTCAACAGCATGAGTTGATATGCGAGTAGGAACATAACCATTCATCATCATAATTTGGCCTTGTCCACGACTATTTCTCGATACATAGGCAAAACTATTGCCCAAGCGTGACATTGAAAATTTAGCCGCTATACCATGTTGAGTTGATGTGCCTGGAACTCTTTGGAAAGGAAAAGGATAAGAACCTACATCTACCCAAACTTCAGATGAAGCTTCACCTAAAAGATAAACTTCACGATGATCTACAATTAAAGATACAAGATTATCAGGAGCGCCATCTTTAGATGAAAAGCTTAATGGATTAGTAATTGGGCTTAATGGATTAGAAGCTGCCCATTGTTGTGAATTTGTTTTATTGTAAACAAAATAATTATCTACAATATCAACTGTATTAGCGCTTGAAAAAGCACCATCGCTTGTAGGCATAATGCTAAAGTTTAGCGCATACATAGTTTCAGAACTAACGGTTTGAGATGAACTTATAACGTATGTTCCTGTGCCGCCTGTGCCTGTTCCAAAAGTAAGTGTTAAAGTAAGTCCTGTGCCAGCACCGCTACTTGATGTAGATACATTATTGGCTGGAACTGATGTGTAATTTCCAGCGCTTGTAACAGTTAAACCTGTAACTGCACCTGATGCGCCAATGCTTGAAACTGTGTAAGTAGCAGGACTTGTTCCATAAACACCACCTAATACTGTTACAGTATCATTTACTGCATATCCTGTTCCTGCAGTTGCAATAGTTTGGCTTAATACTGTTCCTGAACCTAATGCGGTAATAATTGTGCCTGCCGTAACACCTGCGCCTTGAATAGTTTGACCTGGATATAATGTGCCTGAAGTAACGCCTGTAACTGTTAAAGTGTAGCCTGACATTGAAGCTGTAATAATAGCTGCAACTGCAGATGAGTTCATTTGTTCGCTAGAAACAGTTTGTGTGTTGTTAATGGTATAAGTGCCTGTGCCGCCTGTTCCTGTTCCTAATGCTGTAATAACTGTTTCATTTAATACGCCAACGCCAAATAATGATTGACCTACTGCTAAAGAGCCGCTTTTTAATAAAGTAACAGTTAATGTTGTGCCTGAAATAGAGCCTGTAAATACTGCATTGGCAGGATTAGAAATGCGCCATGTATATCGTGAACTTCCATCTACAATATAAACATTTAGTCCATTATCCGTAATACTTACACGACCTGAATTTGTGTTTAATTGACCAACTAAAGTAGGAACTAATGTAGAAGTTAAAACATAAACATATGGCCCAACAACCGCAACCATATATTGACCACCTGATACAGTTCGCATACCACGAACTTCTTGTTTATTTTGAAATACTATTTTAGATGTAAGACCAGGTGTAGGATATAAAGCTACTACACCACGTTGACCAGGTTGCTTTAACGGATCAATTTCAGGGCGAAAATTAATACATTCTTGCGCGTCTTGATATATTGACGGAGCTTCGTATGAAGGGCCAACAAAGCCAAAATCAGCCATTATCTAAAGAATCCCCCAGTAAGTATCCAGCCGGCATCTTTTTGCCTACTACTCAACAACGCATCGTTAAATCTTGCAGATTGAACAGGTTTCATATTGGTGCGTTTAACTGTAGCTTTTCCTTGTGCTGCATAAGCATTAATCATAGCTATTTGCGTAGCTGATGCTTTGCCATACATAGGCATTAAACGTTCAGCTAAACACCAACGTAACGCCATAGAATAGCCTTGTGGAAGGTTTATATAATCGTTTTGAGTAACAAATCTTTGAAATAGCGTATTTACAAACATATGCATTTCGCCTTGAGCAGGATTAGGCCATACAAAGATGTTACCTAAAGTTTCGGCTGGTTGGTAATAAAGCGCTTTAGGCCATGGACCATTTAAAGTTTTTAAACCAATCATTTCGTAATCTTCAACATTTAACACAGCGACTGGATAATCTAATCCTCCATTAATAATAGGAACGCCGTTAGAGTTAGTGTTAATACGAACAAATGAAGAATCGATGTTAAGTGGTCTTTGGTAATATAAGTTAATAGCGGTAGAGGAAACAGTTTGACTAATATTAACTTGATAAGTGCCAAGTTCGTTGACATTTCCGCCTGCTCCTGTAAGCATTTGAACGATTGTAGTGCCTGGTGTAATGCCCGTGCCTGATAATGTTTGACCAATAGCAACTGCACCTGATGATATAGCAGTTATTGTTAAAGTAGTGCCACTAATAGAACCTGTTACATTTGCACCAATTTGACCGCCTGGGCCAATAGTATATTGTGTTTGACCTGGTGTAATAGGAAAGACAATTTCTGTTTTATAATAAGTCATCATATCTTCGTTAGACCATTGATCTAACATATCATTAAGCATATCAAATGCGTCTTGAGCTTCTTCAGGGCTTGGAGTTTCGCCTGCTGCTAATGCACCAATGTCTTTTAATGCTCTTGAGATAATATCTATTGGTTGTGCCATTATATTTCGCCTATATTAATTTTTAATGGTTGCCATGGTAATTGGGCTTTTTTGTTGATTTTCAAAGAAGTTAGCTGATTTTTAAGGTTGTTAGTAATATGACAAACACCATTAATTGTTGTTTCATTTGTGATCCATAAAACAATATCTTCTTCTTTAATGTCAGCTAATGGTTTATTTAAGATTTTATCACTAAACCACCAATTTCCTTCTGTTTCTACAGAATTTTCCTCGTCATTAGCAACAATGTGATATTTAGCATGAGTAATTAACTCATCATCTGCGGTTATTTCAGTTATTTTCCATTCATAATTAATCATTTTTGTTCCTCTGCTGGTTCTGGCGTGTTGCCTTGTTCAATCCATGCTAAATATGCTTGGTAGTCTGTGTTAGCTGAATCAAATGGGATAAAAGCATTATCTTCTAATCTAATAACAGCGTTTGCAATATTACCCATTAAATTTTTAGTTTGTTTATACATTATAACTCCGCAGAAGCTGTGTAAGTATAGCTATAATATTGACCATTTGCTGTTGCATTTGCATTTGCTGCAATCATTACACAACTAGCTGATGTATCTAACACTGTTATAGTTCCTGAATTAAATCCAATACCAGTTACATAAGCAGTTGTAGCAGTTGGTTGTGATCTCATATAAACAGGTAATGTTGCTGTTGATGAATATAATGCTGTATTAAATGTATTTCCTTGCCATATATAACTACCATAAGTAGTGCTTGATGCGCTTTTTTGATAATATCTTTGGCATAAAGCAAATTCATGACCGTAAAGTCTGCGTTCAAACGGTGTTGCTGATGAGCCTATTTCTAGTTGTGCATTTTCGTATTGCAATGTGTTTGTAGCTGTCAAAGCACCTGTTGAAAATTCTATGGCTATACCATTTCCTGCGTTAGCACCTGCGTTAAAGCTAAAACTATATACAATAGGTGTTGATGTAATAGTAAGTGTGCCTGTTGCTATAGATGTTTTAGCACTAAATGTATCGCTAGTATTAGCGTAGTAAGCTGTCCATGTCACAGATGTAATAGATGAGCTAGATAATCTTATTGAACCTGTAACTGTGGTGCTAATTAAATCATAAGTATTAAAAGATTCTATACGTTGTCCAAATAGCGTTCCTGTGTTAGATGCTGCGCCTGTAAATTTATAGGCATATTGGTTAGGTGATGTTCCAGCAACTCTTTGACCTGTAATATTTGCACCTGTGCATGAGCCATACCATCTATCTACTGTATAAGCAACTGCTGCAGCAGCAGTAAATGTTTGAGATGCACCTGCATTACGTTGGTCTACAGCAAATGCACCATTTATAATACGGTTCTTTAGCACATAAGGTGACGCTGCGGCAGGTTGTAGAGATGAGTCGTTAAAGGTAACGCCATTTGTGCCATCTATAATAAGACTCATGCTAATTGTTCCTCTGTAGGTTTAGCAAGTGTAGGATGTTCCCATTTAGCTATATAATCGCCTTTGCCATCTGAAGCATTTTCAAGACGAATAGTTCCTACATTAGGTAAAAAATCTAATATTGTTAAAGAAGGATAAATAGTTATAATTTTATCGTAAAGTGACATATTAAGCTCCTCTTACCATAACTGCTTGAAACATAGATGCACTTGATCCGCTTAAAAAACTACCCGCTGTGCTTTGATATCCCCATCCTTCTAAATAATCAGTAGAACCATTGCAATATACAAGTGCAGTAACATTTAATGCTTGAGGCCCAGTAGCAACAACATTATTTCCATACATATATGCACTACCATTTTTATAAACTGCACATACTTGTTGTGTTGGTGATCCTGAACCAGTTTGAACTTGAACTGTTACTAAATAATAACCAGCCATAGTCGGAGTAAATCTATTAGTTGATGTATTAAAATTTGAATTAGTATCAAATCCAGGACTTGCAATAGTATTAAATGTTATTTTAGTAAATGTAGCCGCTGAAACTCCTGTTTGGTTAGCACTTAAATAAGCATAAACTGCTGGGCCATTTAAATTAACAGTTCCAGTTACAGCAGGCAATGTTAGCGTATTAGTTCCTGCAACTGCTGGAGCTGCAATGGTAATAGCACCTGATGTATCGCCGCTGACTATTATGCTAGACATTATGCTGTTCCTTTAGGGTATTTTGCTTTTACTGCTAGACAAGCGTCTATATATGCTTGAATTTGTGCGTTATCACCTTTTACAATACCGTCTATGTAGTCTGTAATAGGAGGATATTCTGCAACTCTTTTTTTTGCGTAAGTTAAAGAATTAAATTTTGCTAATTCTTTGTCTGTATTAATAACATCTGCTTCCTCTTGTGTAATAGCAATTTTATTGCCAATTAAATGGTCTTGAGAACCATCTTCTTCATAAGCAAATATTTCATTATTTTCTGTTTTAAATAGTTTCATATTATCTTAATTCAGCCCAAGAAAATACTGCATTGGCTGTTCCATTTGTATTTATTAAATAAGTTCCACCATTTGGAATAATTGCGCTTATTGTAGCTCCTAATGCACCAGCATAAGCATTTGACCCATAAAAACTAATTCCATTTGTAGTTATATATGCTTGCGCTCCGCTAGTTGAACCTATACAAGCAACCACAAGAATTGGTTTGCCCGTTGAATTAGTATAAGTTACGTTATAAGTTCTACTTGCTGCTACATTTTGCCAAGTTTGATTTACACCAATGCCTGCATTTAGTGAATTTACTGTATCTGTAGAAACTGTTGTTAATACTGTTCCTGTTGCAGCAGGTAAAGTAAGAGTGTTGGTTCCTGATACTGCTGGAACTGCTAATGTTACAGCTCCACTTGTAGAACCATTTAAAATAATGTTTTTAGCAAATGTAGCATTCTGTGATGTATCTATAGTAATTGCTGTGGTAGCAGATGCGCCTGTAGCTAATTGTAATTGACCGCTAGTATCCGCAGTCATGTTTAATGCTGTGCCTGATGATGTTCCTGCTGAAATTACCGAAGCCAATTCATTCTCCTATAATACTACCCAGCGACTACCGCTAGGAATAGTGACTGATTTACCTGTTGCGACTGTTATTGGGCCAACGCTCATAGCGTTTTGGCCTGATGCAATAGTATAACTTGAACTAACTGTATTTGCATTAATTACTAAACCATTTCCTGCAATTAATTGACCATTAGCTTTAAAGTTAGCTGATGTATCTAATTGAGCGCTTTGTGATCCGTTTGTATAAAAACTTAATGGTAAGTATGTGCCTGTGCCATTAATGCCTGAAACTAATTGAACGTCAGTAGAGCCGTTTGTAGCAATTAAAATCTTACTTGCATTTGTAGGGTCGGCTGCATTTGTTGCTTGCCATGAAGCTGCAGTTGCTGTGCCATTAGGAACTGCATAAATACCTGTTGTGGCATTAGTAGTAGATGTTTTAAATAATGTTCTACTTGCAACAGTTGCATTACTAAAATCACCTAAAACTGATGTTGAGAATGTAGGTGATGTGGCTAAAGCTACAACTGTTCCTGATCCTGTTGTTGAATAAGAAGTTCCCCAAGCACTACCTGTGCTATTAGGAATACCAGCGCTTGGATATACTTGAGCCGCAATTGTTGCCCAAGTTCCATCACCTCTCAAATAAGTAGTGCTCGATGGTGTGCCAGTTACGGGATTGGCCGCCATGTTAGTAACGGAAGAAATAAGGTATCCGCTTGTTGGAAGTGTTCCTGTTGTTGTTCCTGTTACTGTAAGGGTTGTAGAAAAAGCGCCTGAAAATGTAACATTCCCACCAACAGTAATTGTGCTACTTCCAACATTCAACAGAGTTTTGTAAGTATTTGTTCCTGTACCAAGAAACAATTTTCCGTCAACAGTGTTTGCGGCCAACTCGCCTGAAACAATGGTTGTAGGTACATTGGTTGTTGTATCGCTATGATACAAAATGATTGGGGTAAAACCTGATTGAGCCATTAGAATGTTCCTCCGTT